GGGCAAGCTCCCGCCGCACCTGCGAGCCAGACCAGCGCGAGACGTCCACCTGGCCCTCGCCTGGCTCGCCCACGACGCCGAGCAGCGCACCCCGCGACTGCTCAGCGAGTCCGGCCCGTGGTGGCAGCTCGGCGCCCAGCCCGGCAACGCACCCGCGCTGCGCACCTGGCGCGACCCCTACGCCGACACCACACCCGCCAACCCCGAGACCATCCGCGCCATCCGCGCGGGCCGAAAGGAAGCATCATGACCGACCCCACCCTCGCCAGCATCGCCTACTCGCTGGAGCGCATCGCCTCGGCGCTGGAGCGCGCCTACCCGCTCGACCTGCGCGACTCCGGCCTGACGCGGGCCTGGGATGACGCCGAGATCGCGCGCGACCCCAACCGCTGCGAACCGGGCTGCATCCGGCCGTCGCTGCATGGCGGCGACTGCGACGTGCGCGTGGTGGCCGATCCGCTGGACGAGAGCGACCATCGGCCACGGCATGACCGCATCGGGGAGCACATCTACCGGCATGGCCCGAGCCACTGGCACTACTACCGGCCGGAGGTCTGGACATGCAGGGAGGACTCCGCGCCGCTGGCCTACTACAACGACCTCACCGGCCCCCTGGCCTCCTGCGACTGCCCCGACCCCATGGTGACCGAGGCCGAGAACCGGGCGGGCGACTGATGAGCCGTCACTGCCCGGTGTGTGGCGTCGTGCTGCCGCTAAGTGGCGAACCCAACTGCTACTGCGAGCCGCCCGCCATGGCTGCTCCCGTGGCCGACGAGGGGCCGGTTGGCACTCATGGACACCCCCAGGGCTGCGAGGCTCTTTTAGATCGTTCAAACCATGCACGGGAGGGCCGATGAGCGACGACGAGAACCAGGGCGCCGGGCTGGACGTCAGCATCACCGACGGCGACGGCGGCCTCGTGCTGCGCTGGGTGCTGGTGGCCGAGGTTATCGACGAGGACGGCACCGAGTCGCTGCGCGTTCGCACCACCGACGGCATGGCGATGTGGACGCAACTCGGGCTGCTCCGCTTCGCCGCCGCGCTAATCGAGTCTGAGCCGTGCTGACCATCGGCCAGCTACTCGCCCTGCACGCCATCGTCACCAGCTCGCGCGCTCCTGGGCGCGACGGGCTGCTGGCGGTGCTGGATCGACTGATCGACACCTACCCACGACCGGAGGAGACGACTACGTGAGCAAGCGAGAGATCATCTACATCTCGGGGCCAATGTCCGGCCTGCCCGACTTCAACTACCCCGCCTTCGACGACAAGCACCACGAGTTGTTTCTGAAGGGGTTCAGCGTCCGAAATCCAGCGCTCATCCCCGGCGACGACTCATGGACTTGGCAGCAGTGGATGCGGGCCGCGCTCAAGCTGCAGCTTGAGGCCGACGTGGTGCACATGCTGCCCGGCTGGCGCAAGTCACGCGGGGCGCGGATCGAGCGACGGCTGGCGCTGATCCTGGGGCAGCGAGTGGAAGGCGCGCCGGAATGACACCCGTACTGCAGGCCCTGCTCGATCGCACCGCCGGGCGCGCCGAGGTCGTCGGCCGCTTCGGGCGCTGGTACTCCGAGTGCCAGCTCTGCGGCCTCGACTCCGGGCCGTGGTTCACGCGGATCGTCGCGGCATCGTCGGGGCTGCTGCACCTCGACACCCACCACAAGGACGAGACCATCCGCGCCGCCGAGACCGCCGCCTACCTGCGCGGATGGATCGAGGCGGGGCAGGAGCCGCTGAGCATCGACTGGGAGGGGACCGAATGACCACCGCCAAGCACCTACGCGAGATCCCCGAGCTGGCGACCGAGGCGTGGAACACGCGCGGCACGAGAGCCATCACCGCCGAATCCGCCGGCGCGAGGACCGTCCCCGGCTCCAGATGCCTGGCCGACCTTGACCGGCTGGTGGCGCTCGACCCGGCGCACGCCGACGGGCTGGGCGTGCTCTCGACGTGGATCCGGCACATCGCGGGCGAGATGGACGAGGCCGCCCACCCGCACGACTGGCCCGACGACAACGTGGCCGCGGCGTGTGGGTGGCTCGCCGCTGCCTTGCCGTGGTGCGCGGGACGTGGCTGGGAGGATGAGCTGGCCGACGACGTGCGGCGGCTCTGGGGCGCGCTGCGGCACATCTGCGGGCGCGTCGAGCCGAAGCCGCTGCCCTGCTTCACCTACGGATGCCCCGGCACGCTGAGCGAGGTCGACGGGATGCTGCAATGCCAGATCGGCCACCGACATGACGGGCTGAGGAAGTGGCGGCTGCATCCGTCGATGACCGAGCCTGAGATTGCCGAGCAGTTCAACGTGTCCGTGCAGCGGCTGAGGGTCTGGAGATCGCGCGGCAAGCTGGCACGCGACGCCAAGCGCCCCGATGCGGTGCGCGTCTATCCGTGGGACGTGCTTCGACTGCTGCACCCCGAGATGGTCGGGCCGATCGAGATGGCCGAGGGGAAGGACGGCGAGGCTGGCGCGGCATGAATCGCGGGTGAATCACACTGGTGTGACTTCCCCTGTGGTATCATGAATTTCAGTTGGGCGCGTAGCGTCCCATCCGCCGCCCCGTAGCCACTGGCTCGGGGCTTTCTCTGTGCCCGCTCATGGTGAGGCGGCGGTCTCCAAAACCGCTAGCGGAGGTTCGATTCCTTCCGGGTGTGCGGCGGTGAGGTCCGAGCCATCGAGCGACGACGTTGCAACCCTCACCGCCCATCCCGCCCCGAAGGTGACTCCGACGGGGTGAGACGGGGCCGGTCTTGGCCTAGTCAGCCAGCACCCGGCCCCGTCTCACAACTCATGCCCCCAGAGGGGACCGCGACCGTCGGCGCGGGTAAGCAAATGCCGGCGGCATCAAGCCCAAGCGGTCGACCCCGGAGGGATCATGGCCAGCAAGTACGGATGGAAGCACCAACAGGAGCGAGCGCGATGGGCGCCCGTGGTTGCCAGCGGTCAGGCCGTGTGCTGCGAGATCGTGTGCCTCATGCCGACACGGACCATCCGCCCGGACGAACCGTGGGACCTGGCACACACCCCCGACGGCGGGGCCTACCTGGGCCCATCTCACGCACCCTGCAACCGTAGCGAGGGAGCCACCCGTGGCAACCGGGCGCGACACGGAGCCGAAGCGCCTCTGACAAGCCAAAACGCGGGCGATTTTTTGGAGGACGGCAGCTCCAAGACCCCGCTCTCTTGCTCATCTCTCTCCCCAGACGAGCGCCTCGCCTGGAACCCCGACTACCTGCGGACCTTCCCGTGGCTGGCTGACGTCGCCGAGGTTCCCGAGGACGCCGCCCCGCCTCTCATGATGACCCCCGTTCCTGACGACGCCGTGTGCTCGTACGCGTGGGACGGATGCGCCCACACCGCGACCCCGGCCATCGCGTGGGGCGAGCGCGACATGCGCGTCAAGCTCCGCTGGTGGCAACGGCTGTCGATGCTGAGGACGCTGGAGCACCGGGCCGACGGCTCGCTCTGCTTCCGCAAGGAGCTGAACTCCGCTCCGCGCCGCTCTGGCAAGTCGGTCAAGATCAAGGTCCATGCGTGCTGGCGGCTCCAGTTCGGACAGAAGCTGTTCGGCGAGGTCCAGACCGCGATCCACACCGGCTCCGATATGGCCATCTGCCGAGAGATTCAGCGCGGCGCCTGGCGCTGGGCTGAGGCCCGCGACTGGGTGGTGACACGCGGCAACGGCAAGGAAGCCATCGAGACCCCGACTGAGGATCGCTGGCTGGTCCGCGCGCAGGATGCCGTGTACGGCTATGACGTGTGCCTCGGCATGGTCGACGAGGCGTGGGACGTGAAGCCCGACACGCTCTCTGAGGGCTTGGAGCCGGCGGCCCTGGAGCGGTCGTCTCCGCAGATCCTCATCACGTCGACGGCCCACCGTCGCGCGACGTCGATGATGCGCTCCGAGCTGTCGGCGGCAATGTCGCTCGAGGACCCCGAGACGCTGCTGCTGCTGTGGGCTGCCCCGCTGAACGCCGACCCGGCCGACCCGGAAGTCTGGCGCGCGGCCTCTCCGCACTGGACCGAGGACCGCCGCAAGATGATCGCGGCGAAGTACCGCAAGGCGCTCGCCGGCCAGGACGACCCGGAGTTCGACGACCCGGACCCCATGAAGGGCTTCGAGGCCCAGTACCTCAACAAGTGGCGCATCCGTGAGCCGAAGCAGGTCGGCCGCCCCGTTGTCGACGGCGAGACCTGGCGCGGCATGGCCGCCCCTGTCCCCGACGCTCCGCCGGACGTGGTGGCCGTCGAGGCATGGTTCGACCAAGGCGTGGCGGTGGCGCAGGCGTGGGACACCGACGATGGCGTGATCGTGTCCGTCGCCGACTGTGTGGACGTGCCTGATGCAGCGGCCACGGTCGAGGCGACGGGCTGTCGAGGTCAGGTCATCGTCGGAGCATCGCTGGCCGACCACCAGGCGTGGATCGACTCGACCACGACGATCACCCCGCGCACCGGCTCCATGCGCCAGGTCGTCGCGGACTTCGCGCAGGCGCTCAAGGAACAGAGGTTCCGGCATGGCCGTTCCGGCGTGCTGACTGAGCAGGCCCTCGCCATGCGTGTCACAGAGACCAGCGAGGGCGTCCGGGTGGTCTCCAAGGAGCGGGCCGACGCGGTGAAGGCCGCGACGTGGGCGATCAAGGCCGCTCTCGATGACTACGACGTGATGGATTCAATCGGATAGGGGGCGCCATGCTTACGACTGCGCTCGACCTCGTGGGCGCCCTGCTGCTCATCGTGGCCGCGGCGGTGCTGGTGTGGCCCTGGTCTGTGGCCGGCGCGCTGGCGTCTGGCGGGCGCGCTCGCGTGCNNGCCNTCGTCGTGGCTGGCCGACCGGCGGGCGGCTGGCCGATGAGTCTGTTCCGCTCGGGGCGCACCGAGTCGCGCTCGATTTCCTATCAGGACGTCTGGGGCGCGGCGCTCCCGCAGACCTCGCGCGACCCCCTGCGACTGATCCCGCTCTACTCGGCGGTGACTGGCATCGCAGACGACGTGTCGGTCATGCCGTGGCACGCCTACCGCGACAGCGGCCAGGGCTGGGGCGAGAAGCTTGCTCGCCAGCCGAAGCTTCTCACTGACCCTACTGGCGACGGCATGGGATTCATCCCCTGGATGAACCAGGCCGTGACCTCCGCCGCGCTGTGGGGCTTCGCGTTCGCGCCCATCCTGCGATGGGACGGAGGCGCACCGGCCGTCGCCCGATGGGCGCACCCCGCCCGCGTCGAGATCGACGAGACCGGGGCAGGCCCGCGCTTCATGGTCGACGGCCGCCGCGTGGATGAGTACCTGTACGTGCCCGGCCCCGTCCTGCCCGGCTCGATTCGCGGACTCTCCCCGACGGCCCTGTTTCGGATGCAGTTCGGGCGCAACCTCAAGGTGCAGGAGTACACCGCCGCCCTGTTCGACGGAGGGGTCATGCCGCCGGGCGTGCTCCGCAATGTCGAGAAGGTGCTACCCCCCGGAGCGGCCGAGGCCGTCAAGGCAAAGTTCAAGCAGTCCGTAGCCGGGCGTGACATCTTCGTCACCGGCAAGGACTGGGAATGGACCCAGCTGCAGGCCCCCGATGAGGACGTGCAATTCCTCGAGACCATCAAGGCAGGGGCCACGGAGATCGCCGCCATCTATCGCGTGCAGCCCGAGGAGATCGGCGGCGAGGCCGGCGGCTCCCTGACCTACACGACGCTGGAGATGAACCAGCAGAACCGCAACAGGCGCGCCCTCTTGCCATGGGTCCGCCGATTCGAGTCGGCCATCACCGCCATCCTGCCGCGTCCCCAGTACGTGAAGGCCAACATGGACGCCCTGATTCGCCCCGACCTTATGGCCCGGATGCAGGCGCACGAGATCGGCCTGCGAACCGGCATGGAGACCATCGCCGAGGGCCGCGCGCTGGAGGACAAGCCGCCTCTCACCGAGGGCGAGATCGACCAGTGGCAGAACCTCTACCGCAAGACCGGCGCAGCGCCGACGACGACCACACCACCGGAGGGCAATGATGGAACGCGAGCTTGAGATTCGCACCGCCGCGCACGCCGTCGAGCTGCGCGCCGAGACCGAGGGACTGGGGACGCTCACCGGCTATGCCGCTGTGTTCAACCGCCACTCCCAGAACCTTGGCGGCTTCGTCGAGCAGGTCGACCCTGCCGCGTTCAACAAGTCCCTGGCCGACGGCGTGCCCGTGATGGCTCGCGGCAACCATGACGACGCCATGCTCCTGGGAACCACGTGGGCCGGGACGCTGCGCCTGTCCGTTGACGGCGTGGGGCTGCGCTACGAGGTCGACCTGCCCGACACGACCGCCGGCCGCGACTTCCGCGCGCTGGCCGAACGCGGCGACGTGAAGTGGTCCAGCTTCGCCTTCCGCACCATCGAGGACGACTGGGGCACGACTGAGCAGGGCTTCCCGCTGCGGACTCTCCGCGCCGTTCAGCTCGTCGACGTGGCGCCCGTCAACTCTCCGGCCTACCTCGACACCACCGTCGCGGCACGCTCCCTGGAGGCCCACGCCGAGACCCCCACCCCCCAGCCGACCGCCGAGGAAGGGCAGCGCGACACGCACCCGACCATGGCGGCCAAAGCCCGCAGGCTCAAACTGCTGGCCCTGTAGCACCCCCCTTCGGGCAGCGCGACACGCACCCGGAAACACCACACACCATTCAGCCGTCCTGAAAGGGGCAATCACCATGTCCATCAAGCAGCTCACCGAGCAGCGCCAGAACATCTGGGAGCAGGCCAAGGCCCTCCTGGACCGCGCCGAGTCCGAGAACCGCGACCTCTCCGCCGAGGAACAGGGTTCCTACGACGCCATGACCAACGACCTGACGTCGCTGCGCGCCCGCATCGACCGTCTCGTCGAGCGCGAGCAGAACGACCGCGACATCGCCGAGTCGATGCGCCAGCTCGGCGTCGACACCATGGCCGGATCGGGCGACGAGTCCAGCCTCGCCGACCAGTTCCGCGACCTGGCCAAGCGTCGCATCACCGAGGTCACCATCAGCGCCCGCGACTTCGGCAAGGCGTGGGATGCCCGTGCGCTCGCCAAGGGCGCATCGGCCACCGGCGGGGCCACGGTCCCGACCCTGTTCTACGACCGCCTCGTGGAGCACATGATCGAGTCGTCCGGCCTCATGCAGCTCGGCCCGACCGTCATCAACACCAGTGGCGGCGAGACCCTTCCCGTCCCGGTGACGACCTCCTACGGCTCTGCGGCGCTGGCCGCCGAGGCCGCCGCACTTGGTGGCACCGATCCCGCGTTCGCGCAGCGCTCGCTCGGCGCCTACAAGTACGGGCAGATCGTCCTCGTCTCGCGCGAGCTGATCGACGACTCGGCGTTCGACATGCCGGGCTTCATCGCCCGCGTCGCCGGCCGCAACGTCGGCCTGGCCCTCGGCGCGCACCTCGTCACCGGCACCGGCACCGGCCAGCCGACTGGCGTCGTGACCTCGGCGACCACCGGCGTGACCGGCGGCGCTGGTGTCACGGGCGCGTTCACGTCCGACAACCTGATCGACCTCATGTTCTCGGTCATCTCGCCGTACCGCAACAGCTCGTCGGCCGGCTGGCTGGTCAAGGACGCGACCCTGGGCGCGATCCGCAAGCTCAAGGATGGCGCCGGCCGCTACCTGTTCGAGCCTGCTGCGGTCGTCGGTGCACCCGACAGCTTCCTCGGCAAGCCGATCAAGTCCGACCCGAACGTCGCCGGCGTGGCCCTCGGCGCCAAGTCGGTCGTGTTCGGCGACTTCTCCGCGTACTTCGTCCGCATGGCCGGCGGCGTGCGCTTCGAGCGGTCCGACGAGTACGCCTTCAACACGGATCAGGTCGCGTTCCGCGCGATCATCCGGGCCGACGGCGTGACCGCCGACCAGACGGGCGCCCTCAAGGTGTTCGCCGGCAACGCCGCGTAGTCCCCTACCGGAGGGGTCGCGTCCCCGTGACGCGGCCCCTCTGCCCTCTCATCACCGAAAGGAAGGGACGCCATGAAGGTCAAGCTGTCCATCTCCATCAGTGGCACCCGTGACGGGGCCGCCTGGCCGCCCGCCGGGGCCGTTGTTGACCTGCCTGACGTCGAGGCCGCCGATCTCGTGTCCGCCGGTCTGGCCGTCGAGGTCAGCGAGCCGAAGGTCGAGAAGGCCGTGCAGCGGCGCAAGGTCGAGAAGCGGGGCTGATCTACGTGCTCAGCTTCTTGTCGCCCGGTGGTGACTACTCTGCGGTCGCCTCGTTCTGCGGCGTCAAGACGGTGCCCATCCCCGATGACTTCGTGCAGGCCGTCGACTCAGCGGCCGACGAGGTGCGCGCCAAGTGCGGCCCGGTGCTGATCGAGGTCGGCCTGACGCACACCACGACCGCGAGCGCCTACGCGCTGGTGCTGCCGTTCCGTGCCGCAATGCTGACCGACGTGACCGGCGCCGACGGCACGGTCTACCCGCCGGCCGACTTCCGCGTCGATCCGCATCATCTCGGCGGCCATGGCGGCCAGGTGGTGCGTCGCGTCGACGGCGGGCTGATCCCGGCCTGCACCGTCACCTACGATTCCGGCTGGACTCAGGTGGCGATCCCTCAGCGGCTCATCTCTGCCGGCCGAGAGGTCGCCCGCCACCTGTACCGCACCACGCTGGGCAACCAGCGCGCGGCAGGCGCGGAGGGCCCTCCCGGCTACCTGTGGCCGCGTCACGCTGAGGCGCTGGTCGAGGGCTGGACTCTCGCCCCGCTGGGGTTCGCATGAGCACCAGTGCCATCCCTGCCCTGATCGACGCCATGGTGGCCGACTTTGCCGCGCTGCCCGCGCTGTCCGGCGTCGAGGTCTGCGACGGGTTGCCGCTCACCAACGCGCCCGGCACGTATCTGTTCATCGGCGTCGATGACCCCGACGTGACCAAGGTGTCGGCCGCCGATGCTGAACAGGAGTGGCCGCACGCGACCGCGCAGTCTCGCAACGAAGAGGGCGCGATCACGCTGGCCTGCGAGTCCATCGACGGCGGCGGCGATCTGAAGGCCTGCCGCGACGAAGTGTTCCGCGTCATCGGCGTGGTCCTGGATCGCGTCCGCACCACCAAGACGCTCGGCGTGCCGGGCGTGCTCTGGCTGAACTCAACCGGCCTGCGCCTGGAGCAGGGGCAGGGCGACGCCGGCGCCTCGGCGCTGCTCACCTTCCGTATCACCTACACCGCCCGCATCTAGGAGGCCCCCGCCATGAGCAACGCGCAAGACGTCGCCCTGACCATCAAGAAGGAGACCACCTACGGCACGCCCGTGGTGGTGACCAACTCGTACGAGTTCCTCAGCGAGTCGCTGAACTTCACCAAGACGGTGAATGACTCCGCCGCCTACCGCTACGGCGCCCGTGTCGCGTCGTCGGCAGGCCGCGTCATCATGACCAAGAGCGCCGGCGGTGACATCTCCATGGAGCTGGGGTCGCGCGGCTTCGGCAAGTGGTTCGAGGCGTGCCTCGGGTCGGCGACCTCGACGCAGGACGGCGCGACCAGCGTGTACCAGCAGGTCCACACCATCGCCGACACGCTGCCTTCACTGACGGTGCAGAAGATCCTGCCCAGCATCAACGCCGACGGCTCGTTCTCCGACGCCGTGTTCACCTTCACGTCGGCCATGGTGGCGTCGTGGTCGCTGGACGTTCCAGCCGCCGGCATTGCCACGTTCGGCGTCACGCTCAACGCGCAGGACGTCAAGACCAACACCGCCAAGGTGGCACCCAGCTACCCCGCCGACAACCACGTCATGCACTTCGGCGAGGCGTCGCTGTACACCGGCACCCTCACCCCGCCCACGGCGACCGTGAAGGCATCTGCGGCCACCCCCGTGGCCTCGGTGACCGCGTTCTCGCTGAACGTCGACAACGCCCTGGGCGACCGGTTCCACTTCGGTGGTGGCGGGCTGAAGGCCAAGCCCGGCAAGGGCCGCCCGGAGATCACCGGTTCCATGACGGTCGAGTTCGTGACCGGCGGGCCGTTCGTGTCCGCGTTCCTGTCCGACACGCCCATGACCCTGCTGGCCGAGCTGGGCGTCTCCGACAATGCCGACGAGCTGGTGCAGGTGGCCCTCTCGGACATCCGCATCAACGGCGACCTCCCGCAGGCCGGCGGCACGCCGGGCGTCATCTCGGTCACGGTCCCGTTCAAGGCGTACGCGAATGGCGTGGCCGCTCAGCCGCTGTGGCTGGTGAACCGCACCTANGACACGGCCATCTAGCCCATGGGCGCGCTCGACGTCGAGGTCGGCGAGTACAAGGCGTTCACGGCCCGGCTGAAGGGCGCCGAGAAGACGGTGCGGGCGAGCCGTGCGGAAGCGCAGTCCGCGACGTAGGCAAGCCGCTGGGGGCAGGCCGTGGCGCGAGGACGGTCCCGAGGGACTGCCCTCGTCCGGCGGCCTGGCCGACTGGCTGAGGGCGGCTCGCCCAACCCTGTCCATGACGGCGACGCGCCTGACCCTGAAGGTCTCGCGCGGCCGCCATGACATCAATGCCATCAACGCCGGGCGCCTGCGGCATCCGGTCTACGGCAACCGCCGTCTATGGGTGCAGCAGTCCGTGACGGCCGGCACCTACGACAAGGCGTTCGAGAAGCACGCCGAGGCCGCCCTGCCCGAGGTCGCTCGGGTGGTCGACGACATCATGAAGGAGCTGTAGATGATCCTGGTTATCGGCGACAAGCGCTACCCCGGCGTGGCCATCGAGGAACTGTCAATCCGGCACACGCTCGCCCTCCAGCGTGAGCTGGCGCTGACGAACATCAGCTCGGCGCAGACATGGGCCGACGTGCGGCGCCTCGTCGCCGACTTCGGCGCCATGAAGCCCGAGGACCGCGAGAACCATCCCGAGATCCTGTTCATGACCGCGCTGACCATCTGGGCGGCCCGCGTCACGGCAGGCGAGGAACTGGGGCTACTCGAGGCCGTGGACATCCCGGCCGCGTCGGTCCGATGGGTGGCCGAGCCGAGCGACAAGAAGCCCGCGGGAAAAGCTCAGCCCCGGCGGTCCACCGGGGCCAAGACGAAGACCTCCGCGCAGCGGTCCTGAAGCGCCTTCCCGCGCTCATGCAGCTGTTCCCGCAGTTCGACCCGTGGAACGTCTGGGACCTGCCTGTCGACCTGTGGGAGGCGTTCGCCGCCATGACAGACGAGTGGGTCGCTAAGCAGAGAGAGGCCGCTGCTCATGGCTGCTGACAAGACGATCAAGTTCCTACTGGTCGGCGAGGACAAGAGCGCCAGCAAGGCGCTGCGGGGCGTCGGCGACGAGGCCGGCAAGACCCAGGGCAAGCTCTCCCGGATGGGCGAGATCGCCGGCGGCGTGCTCGGCGCGGACCTCCTGCGCGGCGCAGCCGATGCCGTGGTCGACTTCGGCAAGTCGTCGGTCGAGGCGTTCCGCGACGCCGAAGCTTCCCAGCGTAAGCTCGAGGACGCCTACAAGCGGTTCCCGTCCGTCACTGACGTGAGCATCGAGAAGCTGCGCGAGCTGAACAGCGCCATCCAGGCCAAGACCGGAGCGGATGCCGACGATCTCGCATCCTCGCAGGCGGTCATGGCGCAGTACGGCCTGACGGGTCAGCAGATCGCGGACCTGACGCCGCTGCTGGATGACTACGCCATCAAGACCGGCAAGGATCTGCCGACCGCCGCCGAGGATCTTGGCAAGGCCATGCTGGGCCAGGGCCGCGCACTCAAGGACGTCGGCATCGACTTCGAGGACACCGGGTCGGTCGCGGGCAACTTCGATCAGGTCATGTCCGGGCTGCGCGATCAGGTGGGCGGCTTCGCAGAGAGCGAGGCGGGCACCGCCGAGGGCGCGCTGCGGAAGCTTCAGACCGAGTTCGGCGACGTGCAGGAGGAAGTCGGCGCGCAGCTGCTGCCGATCCTCGTCGAGCTGGGCGGGATCCTGCTGGACGTTGTTGGGTACATCAAGGAGAACGCCGACTGGCTCAAGCCGCTGGCGATTGGCTTCGGCGTCGTGACCGGCGCGGTGATGCTGTTCAACGCCGCGCTGGCCGCCAATCCCATCGGCCTGGTGGTGATCGCCATCGCGGCACTCGTAGCCGGCCTGGTGATCGCTTACAACGAGTCCGAGACCTTCCGCCGCATCGTCGACACGGCGTTCCGCGCCATCGGCGACGCGGGCGCATGGCTCTGGAACAACGCACTCCAGCCCGCGCTCAAGGCTATCGTGGAGGGCTTCGCCTGGGTGACCGACGGCCTGGCCAACATGCTCGAAGCGCTCGGCAAGATCCCCGGTTTCGGCTGGGCGTCCGACGCCGCCGACAAGCTACGCAACCTGGCAGACAAGGCCCGCAGCGCGGCCAGCGGCATCAACAAGATCCCCGATTCCAAGACGGTCAACATCGCGGCCAACACGGCCAGCTACGACCGCGCGGTGAACCGGATCAACGGGCGCACACTGACCACCTACGTGGCGATGCGCGTCTACGGCCAGGGCGCGGTGGCGACCGGCGGCTACGGCGGCGACGTCGCGCGTGCCATCGGCCTCGTGGACGGCGGCATGGTCCGCCAGCGCTTCAACGGCGTCGTGACCGGCCCCGGCACGCCGACCAGTGACAGCGTGCCCGCGTGGCTCTCCCGCAAGGAGTTCGTGACCAACGCCGCGGCGACCGACTACTACGGCACCGATGTCATGTACGCGATGAACGCGCGCATGATCCCCCGCGAGCACTTCCGCACGCTGGGCTTCGTGGGTGGCGGCACGCCGTCGGCGAGCGCCCCGGCCGCGGGCAGGGGTGGCCCGACGATCCAGATCACCAACTGGTACCCGCAGGACGAGCCGACGTCGGTGACGGTCAACCGGGGGCTTCAGTACGCGGCGGCTGTGGGGGTGGTCTGAGTGGCGCTGTCTTGGCTGGTCGACGGGATCGACCTGGGGGCCACGTTCGGCCTGACCGACGGCACCACCTGGCGCCCCCCGCTGTCGATGCGTACCAACGTCGTGGAGATCAACGGCCGCCCTGGCGCCATCATCGCGGGCGAGTCGATGCCCACGGCCGCCACGGTGACCCTGCGCGTGCTGCTCCAGCGTGACACTGAGGCCGACATGGAGACCGCCGCCCGCGACCTCGGCGCGCTGCTGTCTCGCCCCGTCGGCGTGACGCTGACCCGCGTGTCGGGCGGCTCATCGGTCGACGCATCCGCGCGCCTGGTCTCGCTGACGCCTGACGACCTCATCGGCTCGGGGCTGTCTGTGCAGTGGACGGCGGTGCTCTCGGTGCCTGATGGCGTGTTCCGCGACCAGGCACCGGCGTCGACCGCCCTCGCCGTCGGCTCCACCGCCCTCGACGTTGGCAGCGCGCCCGTGACCGACGCCGTGATCCGCTTCGCACTGGATGCCGCCAACCCCATCCTGACCGACGGGCAGACCGGCACCGGCATCTCGGTCGCCTATGACGCGGTGGCGACGGACTACATCTACGTCGACTGCGGCCAGCTTCAAGCGTGGAAGTCGGCCAGCTCGAGCCAGTGGACGCGCCCCTCGTCGTCGGCCGCCTGGCTGGACGCGCTGGTGTCCTACCCCGGCCCTGGCCCGCTGCGGATGACCCCGGCGGTCACCGAGTCGGGCGGCGTGCTCTCCCGGCTGGCGACCCTGACCAGCAGCCACACGGCGTCGGTCCGCTTCAAGAAGGCGTGGTGGTGATCCGTGGCTGAGCACAAGTCCCGCCTGTACGCCTACGCGCCGAACGGTTCCGGTCTGGGCGCTCTGCCGTGGCCGCTGGAGTTCTCGGCGACGGTCCCGACGGGCGAGCTGGGCGCGGCGTCGCTGACGTACTCGCGGGCCGCCGTGGGTGGCGGGCTGCTACAGCGCACGCTCACGCAGGGGCTGGAGGTCGCGCTCGAGGAGTGGGACGGCGCCGCATGGGTCGAGCCGCGTGGCGGGCGCTTCATCGCCGTCGAGCGCAGCTTCGACCCGTCCGACCGCACCGACACCGTGTCGCTGACCTGCCCGGCCTATGGCTGGGTGCTGGCGAAGGTCAAGCACGCCGCCCCGTCGGAGTCGCTGTACTCGTCGGCCGAGGGCGAGAACCAGGGCCGTCGGCAGTTCTTGGGCGTCAACGCGGGCACGGTCATCAAGACGCTGCGCGACGAGTACGTGGCCCGCGGTGGATACGCCATCGAGCTTGGCTTCGATACCGCGCTGGACTCCAACGGCAACCCGTGGCCGTCGCTGAACGCGTTCTGGATCTCGCGCGGCGAGGCGCTCGACGTCACCCTGGCGCGCCTGTATGACGGTGGCGCGGTCGACTGGTGGTGGCAGGGTCGCACGCTGCACATGGCTCCGCCGTCGGCTGGCCGTGAGCGCGGCTCGGTGGTCATCCTG